ACATTGGTATGAAGGCTATTCAAGTAAAGCAATTTGAATTGTCTAACTTACTTGATATGTTGAGCGTTGATGTTCATAAAATGAATAAGGTATTTCTTACTGCACTTGATCAATTACTTGATAAGGTAACAGAAGAAGTAGTACCAGAAGTAACTCAAGAATCACCTTCAATGGATGGTGAAGCAGTTACTAATTTACGTAAGATGGTGGGATAATATGATTAATTGGATGAAAGATCGCTTAACAGAACGTACATCATTAGATGGTGCAGTATTAATTGGTACTGCACTAGCAATTCTATTGTTAGGTCCGTTAGCAAAGATAGCAGCATGGATTGCCCTTGTATATGGCATCTGGTCTATTATCAAAGAAGAATAAATATAAATGAAGCAGCGCCAGTTGAGAGCCTGCATTAACAACGTAATATCTTCAATGAAAGAAGCAGCGCCAGTTGAGAGCCTGCATTAACAACGTAATATCTTCAATGAAAGACTAAAAAAATTAAATCAAATTAAAACGAAAAAGTGCTTGACAGTAGGCATTAAAAGAAGTATACTGTATAGGCTAAGTAATAAAACTAAGGCAAACTTGTATTAGCGGAATAGTCCGCAAAATACCTAAAACAAAACTAAGGCACATGGAGAAGTAACAATGGCATCATTAGCAGAAATCCGAGCAAAATTGCTTGAACAAGACTCACGTTCATCTGGAACTAAGTCAAACACCAATAAAGACAACACTGTCTTTCCTCACTGGAGTATTCCAGACAACACATCAGCATCACTACGATTTTTACCTGACGGAGACACGAACAACCCATTCTTTTGGTTGAAGCGTGAAATGATTCGTTTAGAATTTGCAGGCGTAAAAGGTGGTGATGAATCAAAACCCGTAACAATTCAAGTACCTTGTATTGAAATGTACGATGATGAAAAAACAACCTGTCCTATTCATTCTGAATTACGTCAATGGTTCAAAGATCCTTCTTTGGAAGATGTTGCGCGTAAGTATTGGAAGAAAAAGTCATACTTGTTTCAAGGCTTTGTCACTGAAAGTGATCTAGTTGAAGAAGCACCCGAAAATCCAATCCGTCGTTTCATGATTTCACCTCAAATCTTTAAGGTAATCAGCGCAGCGTTAATGGACGTAGATTTCACATCATTACCTACTGATTATGATCAAGGTACAGACTTTAAAGTAGTCAAAGGTCAGAATGGTAAGTGGGCTGATTATAGTACTTCTAACTGGGCAAGGCGTGAGCGTAGTCTAAATCAAGATGAACTAGATGCAGTTGAAACAAATGGATTATTTAATCTATCTGATTTCCTACCTAAGAAGCCTGATCAAGCGCATTTAGATGCAATGGTCGAGATGTTTGAAGCATCTGTCGATGGTCAGTTATACGATAATGAGAAGTGGGGTAATTACTACCGCCCATGGGGCGTAGATGCACCAACATCTAAGCCTGCGCAATCTGTTGTTCAATCAGCGCCTGTCGTAGAGAAGGAGATTACATCTGATGAAATCCCTTTTAAAGCAGATCCTGTACCATCAGCAGCAGTAAACGCAGATGCAGGATCAGAAGAAAAACCTAAAGCAAATGCACAAGATATTCTTGCAGCAATTCGCAATCGCAAGTCTGGTGCTAACGCATAAGCAACCAATAGGGAGCAAGTTCTTTGCTCCCATTTTTCAAGGAGAATAAAATGGCAAGACCATTTGATGTGTCTAAGTTCCGTCGGAGTATTACCAAGGCGGTTCCTGGTCTAAGCACTGGATTTCACGATCCTGATACTTGGATTTCAACAGGTAATTTTACATTAAACAAACTAATTAGCGGAGACTTTGAAAAAGGTATTCCACTAGGTAAAGTAACAGTACTAGCAGGCGAATCTGGAGCAGGGAAATCATATATTGCTTCGGGAAACATTATTCGTCATGCACAAGAGCAAGATATTTATGTTGTTCTAATTGACTCAGAAAATGCACTAGACGAAGCATGGTTACATGCATTAGGTGTAGATACGAGTGAAGAAAAATTGATGAAGTTGAACGTAGCAATGATTGATGATGTTGCTAAAATTATGTCTGACTTGATGAAAGATTACAAGACTGAGCATGGTGATAAAGAGCCAGCAGATCGTCCTAAAATCTTATTCGTTGTAGACAGTCTAGGTATGTTATTAACACCTACCGATGTTAAGCAGTTTGAAGCAGGCGACATGAAAGGTGACTTAGGTCGCAAACCTAAAGCACTAACCTCACTTGTTCGTAACACTGTAAATATGTTAGGTGAATACAATGTAGGTTTACTTGCTACGAATCACACCTATGCATCACAAGATATGTTTGATCCCGATGATAAAATCTCTGGTGGTCAAGGATTTATCTACGCAAGTTCAATTGTAATCGCAATGCGTAAATTGAAGTTAAAAGTTGACGAAGATGGTAACAAAACGACTACTGTAAATGGTATTCGTGCAGCGTGTAAGATAATGAAGACACGTTATGCTAAACCATTTGAGAGTGTACAAGTAGAAATTCCATATGATACTGGTATGAGTCCCTATAGTGGATTGACTGAATTCTTTGAAGCGAAAGGTGCACTTAAAAAGTCTGGTAACAGTCTTGAGTATATTAGTCCCGTAACTGGTGAAATCATTAAGAAATTCCGTAAAGCATGGTCTAAGAATACTGATGATTGTCTAGATATCATGATGCGCGAGTGGGAACAACAGCCCGAAGCAATCCTAGATTCTGCTGGTGATGAATCAGTGATTGAGGAGATGGTAAATGAGTCTTAGTGATAATGATTTAGAATTTGTCATTGCTATATATGATGCTTCTAGGGCTAGTATTGTAGAAAAAGAACGTAGTAATTTTGCGGAACATTTCCTACAAGTATTAGATCAGTATGGATTTGACATTGCTGGCAATGCAGAACAGATCAGTGAGCATGATAAATATCTTCAAACTAGTGTTGATGAATATATTGAACACGAAGAAGAAGACGACACAGACGAAGAAGAGTGGGATTAAATGAGTAAATGGTATCGCAAGGTCACTGGAAACATGGCAGAGATAGTTAATGCTATTTCACACTATGAAATACAAGTTTCAGAGGCTAAGTTCGAATGTAGTATGAAAGGTAGTTTGGAAAAGCATAGTCGTGACATTCCGGGCATCGTTGAACATCGTTTCAACCAATTACAAGAGACAGAAGCGATACTTGAATATCTAAATACCGAAATGCGCAAATTGCGCAGTCAGAAGTTTAGACACTTTACTGAGCATTATCAACGCGCACTAACCTCGGCAGATGCAAAAGCATTTGTTGATGGTGAATCTGATGTAGTCGATTTACAATATCTTATTGTTGAATTTTCAATGGTTAGAAATAAGTTTATGGGAGTTATCAAGGCACTTGAAGTAAAGCAATGGCAACTTACTAACGTAATTAAGTTACGATGTGCAGGATTAGAAGACGCAACACTTTAATAATAATAAAATAAAAACCCGCCTAGTGCGGGTTTTTTGCGTATAGGATATAATATATGTGTTTAAATTAAAATACTAAAATCATAAATACCACTAGTTAACTAAAGGAGAAGCTCACTCATGGCTCAAAAACGTTTTAATATGGAAGGTGGTTTCATAACCAATGGTGATTCACAAGTAGAAGGTAACTTATCTGTTACTGGATCACCTACGCTTACTGACCACGTAACCACCAAGGTATACGTAGACACCGCAATAGCAGTTGTCACAGCAAATCAAGAAGGATTATCAGGTAATGGTGATCTATTAATGTCTGGTCATATCATCCCCACAATAGATTCGGATGGAACAACAGGTTACGATCTAGGATCACCAGCAATGAAATGGAGAGATTTATATCTTTCTGAAGGTTCATTGTATATAGACGGTCAAAAAGTCATCGAAGCAACTGGCGGAACCATCGTTGTTCAAGCAGACCCAAACCAATCACTAACAACAAAAGTATCAGGTACAGGCGTTTTAACACTTGATTCTGATACGACAGTAAACATGTCAGCAACTTTGCAAATGGCAACAGGTATGAAAATTACCGACCAAGGTGGTAATGCAGTTGTATTTGGCGACAAAATTGATTTAGACAACAATCAAATTATTAATGTAGCATCGCCTACAGCAGCGGGTCATG